TGCCGCTGTTGCCGGCTGATCGGGTGAGCCATGAGCCGAACCAAACGCGAATTGATCGCTGATGCGCTGGGTGAGCTGGCGCTGAGCGGTTCGGCGTTCGACATCGAGGTCGAAGAGTTCGACCGGGCTTTGTCGCGCATGAACCAGATGGTTGCGGCGTGGGAGCGGCTCGGAATTCGCATTGGCTATCAGTTCCCGGCTGGCCTGGATGACGCCTCTGGTTTGGCTGATACCGATGAACTCGCTGTGACCTTGAACCTGGCTGTGAGCCTGGCGCCTGGCTACGGCAAGCAACTGGACGTTGGCACCCGCAACAACGCCGCCAATGCATACAAGGCATTGCTGATTGATGCAGCGCGGCCCGCTCAGCAGAAGCAACAGAACGTTGTGCCGATTGGTCAGGGCAATGCGCCTTGGCGCGGCACCCGTGACGCCTTCTTCCCGAACCCATCCGAGTCCCCTCTGAGCATTGCTCAGGGCGGGCAGTTGGACATCGCACAGGAGTGACCGACGTGGCCTCACTTGATCGACTCAACGAGGGCGCGCTGAGCACGGCGGCGCAACTCGCTTTCTACGACCCTGCCAATGGTGCGGATCGCCGCGCGTCGATTGCTGCGCTGATCGCTCTGATTCAGTCGTCTTTGACTGAGTCGGGTGACTTGGTCACGCAGTACGCAAGCCCGAACGCAACCGGCTTTTCTGTGACCGTCGCTCCGCCTTCGACCGGCGCGAATGTGCACCTGCTGATGACGCCTCTGGCTGGTTATGCGGCGGGAACGGTTGTCATGCCCGCATCGCCTGTTGATGGTCAACAAGTGGTTGTGACCAGCACCCAAGCAGTCACGACGCTGACCGTTTCCGGCAATGGCGCATCGGTCAACGGCGCCCCGACGACTCTGGCCGCAAACGGCTATTTCCGCCTGCGCTACGACCAGATCAACAACAGTTTTAACCGCATTGGATGAGGTGAATCATGCCGACCATCAATCAAAACGCATCAGCACAGATCGCCCTCACTGCTGGTCAGTGGATCAAAGTCACCGGCACGGGCATTGCAACGCTTCTTGTGGGGCAGTCCAAGGGGCAACAACAGAACATCACCAATTCCGGCAAGGTCGGCCCGTTCGACTTCGCGCAAACGGTGAGCCTGACCGCTACGGGCGGCGCACTGACTTACACGGTCTTGCAGGATCGTGACGAGGCCCTGGTTGTTGAGGATGCCTCTGGCGTGCCAACCGGCCTCATCACCCCAGACGGCCAGCCGGTGGGCGGTGGTGGTGGTGGTTCTGTTTGGGCGTATCGACCCTACGGGGCGAACGTCGCCGAGGTTGGGTTTGCAAACGCATTCCAAGAGGTCATTGAAGTTCCGTTTGACCCTGGCACAGTCGTTGAGGTCAGCGTCGAACTGCTCAACGACTTGAGCACTGATACCGGCGCTGGCGCTGGGGCGGGCAACGGTAATGGGCGTTACAGCTTGGGGTCTCTTCGATTCGCATCGGGATCGGCCTTCGCCGACGCAAACCCGAAGGCGCTCGACGGGACCACGGCGGCGGCGTTTGTGGATGTGCCCAGCAGCGGGTCGTTCACCAGTGTGGATGGGCAAGGCCCGAGCCCCATGGTCCTGTTTGTTCCGGCGGCGCCCGCGTCTCACTCGACCACTGGCCAGCTCGGCTATGCGTACTCCCCGCCCGTGCTTCTGGAATTGCGGCCTCGGCGCGACGGGCGCCCCGGTTCCGTCATTTACATCCAGGGCCGCACAGGCGGTGGCGCAGGCGCTCACTCGCAACACAGTCGCGGCATCGTTCAGACGGGGGGCGCCGACATGCACACGTTGGATGTGCCTTACCGTCGTCGCGGCTACCGATACAGCACTTACGACGCACTGAACCTCATCAACTGGGACACCGCGACGGACAGCTCTAGCGAGTTCTTCGTTTTCTCGCTTCGCATCCGAGCCGCGCAAAAGTCGTTCGTCATTGCCAACTGCGGCGACTCTACCCAGCAGGGCGTCAACACGCCAAACAGCGTGCTCAACGCAACGCACCAAACAGTCCAGGCGCTGAACAGCAGCCGCGCGCTTGGTGCCGCGTGGGGTTACCTGAGTTTGGCCCAGGGCGGTGCTGTGCCGCCGTACTTTCACGGCATGCTGCGAGACCAATTGCTGCGCAGCCGCAACCTGCCCGACATTGTTTTCGTGGAGGTGCACAGTCAGAACGTCAGCGCCTTGACCGAGGCGGCCCCATACGGTGATGCAGGCATCAAAAACGACTGGCAGCGCGTGCTCGGCTTGATTGAGCTGGGGCAGCGCGTTGGCACCATCGTTGTGCCGACAACCCAGCCACCCACGTCCTACATCCAGGATATCTACCTGCTGGGTGGGGCGAACCAGGCAACGGCGCTTGCCATGGAGGCAAATCGCCTGAAGCTGAACGGCTGGATTCGCGCCAGCGGCGTGCCTTACCTTGACGTTGCAACCCTGGTTGCGGGCGGCGCTTACTCCAACGGGATTCAGTACCTGCTTGGCTACACCGGCACGGGTGACGGCTACCACCCGAACCAAGCGGCGCACGCGCTCGTGTCCGCCGAACAGCAAGCAATGGTCCTGCGTCTGCTCGCTGGCGGGCGCGCAAAGGGGCTTCAAGGTAAGCCGGACTACTTGGTCCCATACGCGCCGACCGCTGATGGCACAAAGACCACGTTTGCGGTTCCGCACGGCCTGGGCGTCGTGCCGACAAACTGCAACGTCGTTGCCAGGAATGCACTGACTGTGAGCCAACCGTTTGCCGTTTCCTGGGACATCAATCAGGTCTACATGACCTACTCGACGGCCCCATCCGCTGGCGCGCTGTCGTTCACGGTCGAAGTCACGCCGTAACCCCCAGCCCGCCTCGGCGCGGATGAGTGGATCAAATGCAAATCCCCATTCTTTCAGGCATCACGGCAGACCAGCGCGCGGACTATCGTTCTTCGATGCCGCGCAACATGCTGGCCGTGCCAAAGCCAACGGGCGTAGCCCAGGGGTACTTGCGTCCGGCTGAAGGCGTGCAGGCTTTGGGCACCGGGCCAGGCTTGCCTCGCGGCGGCATCTTGTGGAATGGCGCCGTTTATCGCGTGCTCGGCACGAAGTTGTGCCGCGTTGCTCAAGACGGCACTGTGACGCAGCTCGGCGACGTTGGCGGGACTTCTCGCGCGTCGCTGGACTACAGCTTTGACCGGCTCTCTGTTGTCTCTGGTGGCGGCCTGTTCTATTGGGATGGCTCCGCACTGACGCAAGTGCTAGACGAAGACCTCGGAACGGTCATTGATGTGGTTTTCATCGGCGGGTATTTCTTCCTGACCGATGGCGTCAATCTCATTGTCACCGAGCTGAACGACCCGACCAGCATCAACCCACTCAAGTACGGCAGCGCCGAATCAGACCCCGATCCGGTCTATGGCGTGGCAAAGCTGCGCAATGAGGTGTACGCCTTTGGTCGGTACACCATCGAAGTGTTCCAGAACATCGGCGGGGCCAACTTCCCATTCCAGCGTGTTGACGGTGCCCAGCAGACGCGCGGCATCATGGGCACGCATTGCAAGTGCTCATTGGGTGACGCGTTCGCCATCCTCGGGTCGGCCAAAGATGAGGCGCCCGGCGTCTATATCATCGGCTCGGGGTCGTCTCAAAAGATCAGTGACCGTGAAGTCGATGAAGTGCTGTTGACCTTCACCGAGGCCCAACTGTCGCAAGCGGTGCTTGAGTACCGCGCCGACAAGTCGCATCGGTTCGTGCTTGTGCACCTTCCAGACCGCACACTGTGTTTCGACATCAATGGCTCGCAGGTTGTCGGTCAGCCGGTGTGGACTGTGCTGGACTCTGGCGCTCTCGTTTTGGGCCAGTACCGCGCCCGCGATCTGGTTTGGTGCTTCAACCGCTGGAACGTGGCCGACCCGACAAGCACGTCCTTGGGCTACCTGACCGACGACGTGGCAAGCCACTACGGCGCCACGATCCAGCATGGCTTTGACACGTTCATGCTCTACAACGCCGGCAATGGCGGCATCGTGCATGAGTTGGAGTTGGTCGGCCTGCCTGGCCGCGCCGCGTTTGGTGCTGACCCGGTTGTGTGGCACTCGTGGAGCCCTGACGGCAGGACTTGGAGCGCAGAGAAGCCCAAGCGCGTTGGATCGTTTGGGCAGACCGAGAAGCGCATTCAATGGCGCACCCTTGGCAAGTTCATGAGCACGCGCATTTTGCGGTTTCGCTGGACATCTGACGCAATGCTGGCTGCGTCTCGCCTTGAGGCCAAGATTGAAGGCCTGTTCACGCGCCCGGGGTCCGCCAATGGCTGACATCATCGTCCGCTCGCAAAAGATCAGCCGGGAAGAACTGCGCGCCCTGGTTGGTGGCAATGAGCGTTTGATGCGGTTGCTTGAGAACCTGACAACCGATGTCATCGTCACGCTACCGGATGCCATCCAGACAAACGACCTCGCGCCGGTCTATGCGGCGATTGGATTGGTTGAGGACAGCGTTGAAGCGTTGGCGCTTCGTGTTGACCTCATGGAGGCGGTTTGCCTTGCATTGGATCGCAGGTTGTCCGGTATGGATGCTTTGCGTGTGCGTCTTGATGACGTTGAAAAACTGACGATTGGGGCCTGACATGGCAGTGACGCTTTCCAAACTCTTTGTCCCGGTTCAGCTTGGCGGCTCATCTGCTGCGGTGCTCTACACGAACAGCACGGGCGGCGTCATCAAGAACCTGCGCGTGCGACTGACGAACACCAGCGGGTCGGCTGTGGCGGTGACGCTTTATGCGGACGTTGCCGCTACTGCAAGCAGCGCGGCCAATTGCTGCCTATCTGCTGAGTCGATTGCCGCCAACGATCATTTGGATTTGGACATCCCCACGCTTGCCAATGGCGACACGTTGAGGGGCTTTGCTGGCACGGGGTCGGTCATCACCATGCACGAACTTGGCGGGGCCATCGTCTCTTGACACTTGCGCCCCTTGTGGGGTAGTCCGTAGAATCATCGCAACCCGATCAGCGCAATGCTGATCCGCTGAGCAATCAGGGCCGCCAGCAGCCCATCGCAACCCCGAAAGGGCGACGATGCGCGCTGCAATCATTCCCCATCAAGACAAGTCCGAACGCTGCAACCTCATGAAAGTGGGGGTGTGACGTGGGATTGTTTTCGTCCATCTCAAAGGGCCTGGGGTTTGATGCAGGCATGAAGGCTCTCGGTGATCTAACCGGGGCAAACCAAGCCGCTGACGCAGCCAGAGACGCATCAAACGTTCAGGCTCAAATGAGCCGCGAAGGCATCGCAGAGCAGCGCCGCCAATTCGATGCGCTGCAAGCATTGCTTGCTCCGTTCGTCAAGACCGGGACTTCGGCATTGGGTGGTCAGGCTGACATCCTTGGATTGAATGGTGCTGATGCTCAGGGCTCGGCCATCTCTGCGATTCAAGGCTCGCCGCAGTTCTCCACGCTGCTCAAGTCTGGTGAAAACGCCATCCTCCAGAACGCCAGCGCAACGGGCGGGCTTCGTGGCGGCAACACGCAACGGGCGCTCATGGAGTACAGCCCGAACCTGCTTGCTCAACTCATCGAGCAGCAATACAGCCGCCTTGGTGGATTGACCAGCCTGGGTCAGAACTCAGCGGCTCAGACCGGCAATGCAGGCATGCAGACCGGCGCGAACATCGCCAACTTGCTGGGGCAACAGGGCGCAGCGCAGGCTGGCGGGATTCTGGCTCAAGGCGGCTTGCAGCGGCAGATTTTCAGCGATGCGCTGAACCTCGGCTCGACTGCGGCCAAGGCTTTCTTCTGAGGTCACGACGATGCAGCCCATCAACTACCTCGCCCAAATCCCGCAGCCTGACTTGTCGCAGTCCATCCTCGGTGGGTTGCAGGCAGGAACGGCCATTCGGCAGTCAATCGACCAGCGAGCCGCGCAAGAAAAAGAGCAGCGCCTTCAACAGTCATACATGGCTGACATGCAGGCTTACGCTCAAAAGCCCACCGCACAGGGCGCCGCACAACTGGCGCTCAAGTACCCGAAGCAGGCCGAAGCAATCGGCGGGTATTTCAAGACGCTGGACTCTGAGCGGCAGAAGGCTGAACTTCAGTTCGGCAATCAGGTCTATGGAGCCCTGACTGGTGGCCGCGCAGACATCGCAACCCAACTGCTTGAGCGCCGCGTCGAAGCCCTGAAGAACAGCGGCCAAGACTACCAAGACGAACAGGTCTATCTCGACCAGCTCAAGAACGACCCTCAGAGGGGCAGTCAAGCAGTCATGGCGATGCTTGGCTATGGCATGGCTTCGCTTGATCCGAAGTTCGCTGAAACGCATGCCAAGTTTGGCAGCGAGCGTCGCGCCGATGAGTTGCAGCCTGCCGCCGTTGCCAAAGCTGGTGCGGACGCACAAACCGCGATTGTTGGCGCCAAGTTTGCCGAGTCCAAAGCTGTCGCTGACCTTCAGTTGAACGAGGCGCAAATCAAGAAGATGGCCGCCGACACGGAAATCTCGCGCATGAACGCGCGGATTGCCGCGATGAACGCCGCCACGAGCAGGGAAGCCAACGACCTGAAGCGCCAAGACCTACAACTGAAGTTGAGTGAAGCCGTTCGCGAGCGTGACGAAAAGCTTCGCGCGAAGGTGGCTGATGTTGAGTCGGCCCGCTCGACCATTGACAACTTCCTGAACACGGCTGACAAGATTTTGAATACGAAATCCAGCGTAATTCAGAGTGCCACTGGAACGGTGGATTCTCGTCTGCCGACGTTTTTCAAAGAAACGGCTGATCTTGAGTCGTTGGTGGAAACGCTGTCGTCTCAAGCCTTCCTGTCTCAAATTCCGTCGATGAAGGGAACCGGCTCTTTGACCGAACGTGAAGGCGACAAGTTGCAAGCATCTCTTGCCAACCTGAGCCTGCGACAAAGCCGCCCGCAACTGATCGCCAACATCAAGGAGGCACAACGCTTGATGTTGAAGGCCCGCCAGAACATCGCGGATCGCTACGGCGTGCCGGACACCATTCCAGACCGCCCCGCCTTGCCTGCCGTGGCTGTCCCCGGCATGCCCAAGGGCTTTGAAGTGCTGGGGAAAGAGTGATGGCGGTTTATCGCGTCAAGGCCCCCGACGGCTCGGTCATCCGGATTCAAGGCCCGGACAACGCCACCGAGGAACAGCTTGCACAAGCTGTGAGCGCCTACGCGTCCGCTGCGGCCAAGCCTGCCGAGGAAGCCCAGCCGGGCCCCGGAATTGTGGCCCGCGCTGCCGATGTGGTGACGGGCAACCTTCGCCAAACCAAGGAAACGCAGACGCTGCCCGAGTGGACTGGCATGCCTGAGCTGAATCAGTTCAGTGTTGCCAGCGCCAAAACTGGCCTTGGTACCGTGATGGCTTCGTCGCCCGAGGCGGTGAAGGTCATTCAAGCCAATTTTCCCGGCGTTGGTGTTCGCCAGGACGAGAAAGGCAACTACATCCTGCGCTCGTCCGTTGACGGCAAGGAGTACGCCATTCCGCCAGGCTTAAGCGTTGGTGACATCCCGCGCGCGCTGGCCGGTTTGGCTGCTTTCACGCCTGCTGGCCGGGTGACTTCCTTGCCTGGCATGGCTGCTGCCGGCGCAGGCACGCAGGCTGCGATTGAGGCAACTCAAGCCGCAACGGGTGGCGAGTTCAATCCTGCCGATGTGGCGATGGCCGGAGCAATCCCTCCCGCCGTTGCTGCTGTTGGCCGCGTTGTCTCTGCCGCCGCTCGCCCAATCCGTTCGGCTGTTCAGGCAGCGCGAGGCCGCGCACCTGAGGTGCAGCCCGCTGCCGTGTCTTCTGCTGCACCTGTGGCTGACGCCGCAGTCCAGCAAGCCGACGATGCAGCCAAAGCGGCCACGATGGGCGCCGGCTCGGCTGATGACGGCGCGCAAATGGTCTGGCGCAATGCCGACACGGACATTCCCGTCACGTTCAAACGCGTGGAACCCCAAGCCGGCCCCGATGGGCGCATGTATGCGCGCGTTGAGGCCAACGGGCGCGAGTCCTTTGTCCCTGCTGATGAGTTGATTGCATCCGCCAAGCCTGCCGCGCCGACCCAAGTCGCGCCTCAAGCGATGCCGGCGCAGGAGTTGGTGGACACCGCCAAAAAGGCGGCAGGCGGTGGCATTGGCAGCAAGGCTGCGCAGGAAGCATTGGCCGCCCAAGCTGCGCCGGATGCCTCTGTTGTCGCTTCTGCGCGCCGGCTGGGCATTCAGGATTACTTGCAGCCCGATCACGTCACGACGAGTCAGGCATTCCGCGAGCTGTCGCAGGCCATCAAAAGCACGCCAACATCCCAAGCCCGCGCCGCAGAGTTGCAGGGCTTGGAGCGCGTTGCTCAGCGGGCATCCGATCTGATCGAGGAAATCGGCGGCACAAAGGATTTGTCAGCCTTGACCAGCTCGGTGCGCACCCGCATGCAAGCGACGCAGGCTCAGCTTGAGAAACAGGCTGACGACCTTTATGGGCAGATTCGCGCCGGAATTCCTGCACGCGCAGAGGCGCAGGCACCTTCGGTGCTGTCGTTCATCGAGCAACGCGCAAAAGACCTTGGCGGGGAATCGAACCTGTCCGGCATGGAGAAAATGATTCTCCGCAAGCTGTCGCCGCGTGCTGCCAAGGAAGTGCAGACCGTTCAAGGGCCTGCTGCTGGCGGCCTCATGAACCAAGCCACAACCGTGCAGCGCGCAGTCCCGACGATGCGCCAACCGACCTATGCGCTTTTGGATGACGTGCGCCGCGACTTGACGGCAGCGCGAATCCAGCGCGCAGGCCCGTTCAAGGACGCAGACACCGGGCTCATCAAGAAACTTGAGTCCGAATTGATGCGCGACCAGCGCGCAGCGATTGAGCCTTATGGCATGCTTCCGGTCTTCGACGCCGCACGGACGGCTGTCGCCACCCGGAAAGCCCTCGAAGATGACCTCATTTCGCTATTTGGTCGGGACTTGTCTGCTAGTTTTGTTGGCTCTGGCGGAAACGACCTCCCTGGTTCTGTTCGCTCAGTGGCTCAAGGCGACGCTACGCGCCTGGTTAGGCTGATTCAGTCAGTTCCTGAAGCATCGCGCCGGGAAGTTGTCGCTTCGGGGATCGCGACAGCATTCAGGACGGCGGGCACAAAGGGTGAAATCAGCTTTGCCCAATATGCCAAGTGGTACGAAGGATTGATGCGCAATCGGCAGGCTTACGCCGCGCTGATGTCGAGCCTTCCTTTGTCTGCTCGAAAGCAGCTCCACGCGCTTTACAAAGTCTCCAACGGCATCGCCGCCGCAAGCCGTGAGCGCATCACGACCGGGCGAATCAGCGCCGTCAACGAGTACCTGAAAGACGCGGACACGCTCATCTCGCGTATTCAAGACGCCGCAAGCCGTGGCGCGATTGGTGCTGTTGTGGGCACTGCCGTCACGCCCGTTGCCGGGCCAGGCGTTGGCGCCACTGTGGCAACGATCCTGACCAAGCCAGCAAAGTCGAACGTCGCTCAAGCAGTGGACACGCTGCTTGTGTCGCCCGACTTCATCAAATTGGCCGCAACCCCGCCAGGCCCAGCGCGTGAGTCTGCCGCCAAGACGCTGCTCAAGACGCCTCAGTGGCAAGCATTCATGAAGTCGCTGGGAGAGCCGCGCGACCTCACCAAACAAGAGCAATGGCTTTTGCAGTCGATGCAAGCCAAGACCGCATCTTCTGAAAGGCAGTGAACCATGCTCATCGCCCAATCCGCATTCCCTCACTACGTTGACACAGACGGCTCGCCGATCACTGGCGGCAGCCTGTATTACGGCACTGTCGGGGCCAATCCGCGCACGTCTCCTGTGGCGATCTATTGGGACGCAGCAGGGACTCAGCCCGCCCCGCAACCTGTGCGAACTCTGGCCGGTTATCCGGTGCGCAATGGCTCGCCTGCAAACGTTTACATCGCAAGCGCCTATTCCGTCGCGCTGTACAACGCTGCGGGCGAGCTGGTGTTTTATGCCCCCGACTCGTCTGATCTTGACCCGGTTCTGCCTGGGTCTGTGACCATCGACAAGCTTGATTCAAGCACGCAGGCGCTCATCAATGGGGCGTTGCAGAAGTCGGGCGGCACGATGACGGGCGCAATTGTGCTGTCTGGCAACGCTTCATCTGATCTGCACGCGATGCCTCGTCAGCAGTTGCGCTCGACTGTTGGCGCCGGCTTTCGAGGGTTGGCGGCGTCGGCGACCGGCTCAAGCTCGACTGTCAGCGTGTCGGCTGATGAGGTGGTTGTGCGCAGCGCATCAGGCGACCCGGTTCTGCTGTCTGGTTTGTCGTTGAGCATCAACAGCTCGACAACCGGCGCTGATGGCCTTGATACGGGCACGTTGGCGGCAAACACCTGGTACGCGATCTGGGTGATCTGGAACGGCACGACATCTGCCGGCCTGCTTTCGCTGTCGGCAACATCTCCAACGCTGCCGAGCGGCTACACGCACAAGACACGCGTTGGATGGACGCGGATCGGCGCTACAAATCCGATTGCATTTAAGCAATTTGGACGGCGCGTTCGTTGGGTCAATACCGGGTCTGGTTTGCCAAGTTTGGCGGGCGGTACTGGCGGGCAGGGCTCCATCAGCACACCAACATGGGTTCCCATCTCAACAACCAGCGCGGCGCCAAGCACGGCGTCTTCTATTGCAATGGTGCTGACTGGAACGGGCACCGCTGGGCAGTTGGCAATCGTCGCCCCATCAAACAATTACGGAGCGTGGACGAACATGACAAACCCGGCGCCCGTCATGATTTCTGCCCCGTCAGGCGCCGCTCTTACGCTCAATGCGACGTTCGATTTGCTGCTTGAGTCTTCAAACGTCTATTGGGCCATGACTGGCGGCCTCTATCTGTACGCCTATGGCTGGGAGGACAACCTGTGAGCTACGCGATACGAGACAACGGCGCATCGTGGCGCGCAGTCAATGGCCCGTCTGACTGCGTGGATGGCGAGACATGGAGCGCGACGCATCCGAGCATGGCCGCGCCAATGCCTGTTGTCGTGAGCAATCCGCCAGTGCTCACAAACCAGCAAATCACCAAGCTGGCGGACTTCCTGGCAACGAACCAAGACATCGCCGAGGCGCTCGGCATTTGAACATCATGGACAGTCAAATGGAACTTGGAACGGCGGCCGCAAGCGCGGCGGGTATGGCGGCAGCAAAGGGCGCAGGCGGTGCGGCGCTCGGCGGCGCAGTTGTCGGCGGCCTGACGCTCTCGGCCTTGGTGGTGATGCTGCTCAAGCAGCCGCGCACCTCACGCGAGTGGGCTGTGGCGCTGATCTCAACGCTGGTGTGCTCGCTTGCCTTGGGCGGCTGGCTGGTCATCTACCTTGGGTTCAACACGCACGCGGCGTCGGCCGACCCTGTGGTTGCCTGGTTCGGTCTGCTGGAGATCGGCGGGACCATCTTTGCGGCTGGCTTGCCCGGGTGGGTGCTGGTGCGCATCGCGTTCAACACCATGACCAAGTACCAAGACAAGAGCGCCGATGACGTTTACAGGGGCGCGAAGGAGTTGCTGCCGTGACGCTTGACGAACGCAGCGAGAAACGCCTGGAGGGTGTCAATCCCACCCTCGTCAGCATCGTAAGAAGGGCGGCCAAGCGGTTGCCCTTTTCTTTGTTCGTCGTGGAGGGCTTGCGCACTCGTGAGCGTCAAGCCGAGCTTTACGCGCAAGGCCGAACCAAGCCGGGCAAGAAGGTCACGTGGACGCTTCACTCAAAGCATCTAGAGGGCAAGGCTGTTGATCTCGCCCCACTGATTGATGGCGCCATCGATTGGAGCGACTTGAGCAAGTTTGACCAGATCGCCAAGGCCATGTTTGAGGCGGCCAAGGAGGTCGGTGTTCCCATCCGATGGGGCGCCGATTGGGACATGGATGGCTTGCCGCGTGAACGCGGCGAGTCTGACTCTCCGCACTTCGAGCTATGACCCCGCACCTCATCGCAGGCGCTGCCCTGATCTCTGCTGCTGCCGGGTTCTACGGTGGGTGGACGATCAAGCAGGGACAGTGGGACGCGGCGACAGTGGCCGCGCAGACCGAGCGTGAAGCAGCCCTCACAACCATTGCAGAGTCGATCCAAAAGATTGACGTCAAGCAGCAGACCATCCGAGAAAGGGTGATCCGTGAAACCGTTGAAAAGCCTGTGTATCGCGATTGCCGCCATGACAACGACAGCATGCGCGACATCAACGCCGCCCTCAGTGTCTCCGCTGGTGCAAGCGATGTGCCCGCCACTGACGCCTCTCGATGATCCTTCGTTTGG